TCCCCGACCTCGCCGGCTGGGGGATGATCGGGCCGGGGCTCCCTTGCGGGCTCCTTCGCCGCCTCGCCGCCCTCCGGCACCACGGTCAGGTCGGGGTTCTCCTCCCGACTCTCGCCGACGATGGCCGCCAGGTGGGCGACAACGACCCGGAGATGACCTTCGACGTCACCGCCGAACGAGTCACCATGGAACTCCTGGCGGTCGGTAGGGCGGGCGGTGACCTCCTCATCCATGCGGGCGATGAGTCCCTTGGCCTGGACGAGGTAGTCGTGGGAGGTGGGCATGGTGCTCCTATCGGGTTTCGTGGGTGATGCGGCGATCGACGACGGCCCGCTCGTAGAGGTCGGGGCGCTCACGGGTCTGGGGCGCCTCTACGGGAGGCTCCGGCGTTTCGGTTGGGTCAGGCTGGTCGGGCATCGTTCCTCCCCATGTGGTGATGCACCACGGCCGGGAAGTGCCAGTGATGGGTGTAACCGGCGGCCCGTAGGCTGCCCGGCCGGAGCGTGACAGTCGGGGTGCCGTCGACCTTGTCCCCGGCGATGTGGTCGCAGAGGTTGTGCCAGTCCCGGAGCTCCTCGCGAAGCGAGGACACGGCATCAGGACAGGCAGCGATGATCTCGGCCGAGAATCGGGTGCATCCGAGGGTGTTGGCCCACGCCTCCATGCACTCCCAGTGACACATGTCGGCGTAGGGGAACGCACACCAGGGCTCCGGGCACGTCGCCAATGAGGCGAGCACGTCGGGCCGACAGACCACGTCGTGCTCAACGATCAGGAACGTCCCGCCGTCCGCCCAGACGTCCCGGAGTAGACGCCAGTAGGCATGAGGGTCGGCACCCACGTCGTACCATTCGGCGTCGGCCGGTGCTGCCTCCTCGGTCTCACGGTGGCGGTGGGTGAACGGGATGATGACCCGCACCTCCAACTCCCCGGCCCTCGACGGGCCGGGGAGCGGAGCCGCGGAGGTCACGACAGGAAGACTGCCGGGACCTTGGCCGACGCTGCGCCCGACGCCAGGGTCAGTGTCGACGGCGCCGTCGCTCCCACGGCCGAGCCGGTGGTGGCGGCAAACAGCGGGGTGTTGGTGAACCACGCCCCCTGAGCGGCAGCGGCGCACGTCGCCGAGATGAGCGACGGGACGGTCGATGCCGTCACGCTCACGGCCACGTAGATGTAGCCGTACGGGGCCATGGCCGGCGTCACGATGACCGGCGCCGGCAGGGTGAAGGCCACAGTTCCCGATGCACCGATGGCGGTGGTCGTTCCGTCCACGGACTGCGCACCGGCGATCGCCGCCGTGGTCAGGGCGCCGGTGTACAGCGCTGCCCACTGGTGGGTCGGGGTGCTCGCAGAGGTGGCGCCGGTGCGGACCGAGATGGTCGAGATCTCGTCGCCGATCTCGACCGGCACGGCGACCAGGGTGATCTCGCCGGACACAAGCGCAGCGGCCTGGTCGGCGAGGTTGCCCAGGAACGGGATCTCCAGGTTGGAGCGCACGGAGATGTTCCCCTGTGCGCCGTTGGACGCCAGGCCGGTGGCCTTGGCGAAGGGATAGGTCAGCGGGAAACGCCCGCCCACGAGGTCACCGGACATGGTGACTCCTTTCGGTTGGTTGAGGTGGAGTGAATCGGTGAATCAGGTCGGAGGTGCCGCCCCGTGGGACCGGAGTCCCACGGGGCGGACCCGGGGATCAGAACAGCAGGGTGGAGACGGAACCCTGCGGGGCGGCGAAGCCGGAACCGGTGGCGATGGCGATGGACTGTCCGTACCTCGCCAGGAAGGCGAAGTAGTTGTAGACCTGGAACCGGACGCCGAGAGATCCCGACAGGACCTCCCGGTAGACCGCAGTCCGCAGGTCACCCTTGAACAGCCACATGTCGTCCCACAGGGCGGCGATGGCGACGTCCTGGCTCGACCCGCCACCGGAGGTGTCGTTGGTCGGCACGTTGTCGTCCACGTACACCGGGGCGCCGAAGTTGGTCGTCCCCGACAGGCCCTCGGCGGGCAGCTCGGCGAGCATCTCGGCGGGGATGTTGTACGGCGACCCCTCCTGCGAGTTCACCAGCGGGCGGCCGTTGGTGTCGAGCGACGTGGCGTACCAGAACCACCGACGACCGTTGAGGACGAACTTGAGGTTCGCCAGGTCGAAGCGGTTGCGGGCGATCTGCGACGCCATGACGCCGAGCACCGACACGAAGTGCTGCCCCGTGGGGGATCCGTCCGTGTAGGTGACTGCGTTGGCGCCCCAGTTGTTCGCCGGGTACAGGCCCTGGATGTGACCGCCGGCCAGCTGCCCGGTCCCCACCCCGTCGCCAGCGATCACCTGCTGGTCGACGAACTGGTTGTAGGCGGCCATGAGGTCGGTCGTGATGACCTCATCGGTGATCCCGTTGGGCGACTGCTCGAGGAGCTGCAGGGCGACGTCGGACTGGCCGGCGGCCGTCTTGACGTTGGCCTGGACGAAGGTGTCCGACCAGTCCTGCGACAGCACTCCGGAGTTGTCGGCCGTCTGGTACCCGACCGCAGTCAGGTTGGCCAGCTTCGGGATGTTGATGGAGTCCGTGCCCGGGGGCAGGTCCAACTGGCGGCACAGGTCGGCGGCCACCGAGTGGGCGCGCAGCCCGGGGATGTACTCCTCGGGGATCCACAGGGGCGGCACGAAGTATCCGCCGTAGCCGTCGGTCCGTCCGGGCTCGACCCGCTGCTCCACGGGGTTGTAGTTCGCCCCCTGGTGGAACGGGTTGATGCCCCGCAGGCTTCCGCCCCGGGAGTCCGGGGTGTCGAGCGCTGCCCGGGCCCGGGCCTGGGCCGCCTCGACCCGCCTCGGGATCTCGACGTCCATCTCCTGGGCGTGTCGGGTCAGGCGAGCGAGGGACTGGTCCCGGGTCGTGGTGGCGAAGGTGACGCCCTCGACCTGGGTGATGGCGAGGTCCCGGTAGTACGAGATCCCCTCCATGCCTCGGCCGTTGTCCCGGCGGTAGGTCAGGGGCTCGGAGGTGACCACCGGGACGCCCCGGTGTGCCTCGGCGGCCTCGGCCCGACGGCGGACGATGTCCTCCTGGTCGGCGATCCGCAGGTCCTGCTCGCTGATCTCGGCCTTGCGCTGGTCGGAGTCGGCCTTGAACGCGGCCTCGGCCGAGCGGTAGAGCTCGATGGCGGCCTCGTCAGGACGCTGGGCCTCGTCGGCCGAGTTGCGGCGCTCCTCGAAGGAGGCACGCTCGGTCTCGCGGGCGGCGACGAGTTCGGACCAGGCGTCGACCATGGTCGTGCGCTGCTCGTACAGCTTGTCGAGGAGCGTGGGCTCCGTGGTGGTGGGAGGCATGGTGCCCCCTTTCTTGGGTGGGCGCGCCGGAACGGCGGGCAGTGGGTGGTTGTCTGCCCGGGTGGTGCCGCTCACTCGGCGACGGTGGTGCCGCCCGGAGGCGGTCCGGCGGTCGTCGATTGGGGTCCGGCGCGGGTTGCTGCACAGAAAGCCCAGGGCTACGTGTGACGGTGCTGGGCGCACCTGGTGGCGGGGGCCGGAATCGAACCGGCGACCTCCTGGGTATGAACCAGGCGAGCTACCGCTGCTCCACCCCGCTCAGGGTTAGAAGTTGGACTGGACGACGAAGCCGGTGCCGCCGGCCACGCAGATACCCGACGGGTACCTGTTCGTGATGGCAGCTGCGCGGTTGTGCAGCTGGAGGCGGACGGAGAGGGCTCCGGATCCCGGATCCCGCATGACGGCCGTGGTCGGCTGGGCCTCGAAGAGCAGTAGGTCACTGGGGCGGAGACAGATCATCTCGTCCTGGTTTCCGCCGGCACCGAGGTTGGCCGGGAGCGCCTCGTTGCCGAAGAGCGGGAAGCCGAGCAGGCCGCCGAGGGGATCCGGCGTCTCGGAATCCGATCCCATATAGAAGGGGCTCGGCAGACCAAAGGGAAGGCCGGCGGTGTCCTCCTGGGTCGTGAACCATGCCCAGCGGGCCGTACGGGCCATCCACGCCTCCGGCGGGCGGTTCCGTCCATTGGCCAGCTGAGCGACCGTCTGACCGAAGATGGGGTACATCTCCGAGCCCGACGGGCTGCCGTCGGTGTAGGCGACCGGAGTGCCGACGTTGGCCACCCCCAGGATCTGGTTCATCGCTACACCACCGCCGACGAGCAGCTGCGTCTCCAGCTGGGCGTCGTAGGCCGACGAGAGGTCGGCAAAGATGGCGAAGTCCAGATGGGCTCCGGTCGGGCTCTGCTCGAGCGACTGGACCGAGACATCGGCGTGACCCGACAGGGTGACCACGGTGGAGGACCCAGGGGCATCCGTGATGTCCTGGCTGGGGTCAGCCTGGAGATCGGCGACGGGCTGGACCGCAGTGCCGGTCTGGATGATCGGGAGGTTGACCGAGGAGCACCCCTGGGGCAGTGCGAAGGTGCCGGGGATCAGCGAGGCGAGGATCCGGTCCGGGCGGGGAGCGGTGGCGAAGAGCTGGTTGAGCCATGCCGGTGGCGCCAGGTACCCGCCCTCCCCGTCGGTCCGGTTCGGCTCGACCCGGTACTCGATCTCACCAGACCGGAGCGACCGGAGCGACCGGGCGTTCTGCTCCTTGGAGATCACGTCCATCTCCTGGGCGTGGCGGCGCAGCCGGCCGGCTGCGCCGTCGACCCGGTCCCGGAGGATCAGGTCCCGGTAGAACGAGTCCCGTCCCCACCGCGAGTAGGTGAGCGGCTCGGAGCGGACCTTGACCGTGGCTCCCTGGCTGGACTCGACCATCCGGGCACGGAGTCGCATGTTGGGGCCGCCTCGACGCTCGAGCGGGCCGGCGTCCTTGGACTCCTTCACCGGCTCGTAGGTCGTCACGGAGTAGACGGGCTCCGGATCGCCGGTGAAGGCCACGGTGCCGTCGTCGTCCATCGTGTAGCTGATCTGGTAGGTCCCCTCATACGACGAGTAGACGACCCACGTGTCCGTGAAGTCGAGGACGTAGGCGTAGTAGTAGCCGCCCTGGTCGTCGCCAGCGAGGAGCACCTCGAGTGCGCCTTCCAGCACGTCTTCCTTCTGGCCGTTGGTCATCGTGTCGGTCATGCCGCACCCCTTCGAGGTCCGTGACGGAGTGTCTCCAGGGCAGCCCTGGCCTCATCGCCGTAGTCGGGCAGAACGAGGGCACTGGCGGTCGGGGGCACCAGCGCCGGCTCGAGGTCGCCGGTGTCCCCGTCGGGGTTCGCCGTGTCGAGGACGGTCGAGATCCCGGCCATGCCGGCGTCCACGGCGGTGTCGATGTCCTGGAGCGCACGGACGATGCCGGGGATGTCGGCATCGTCGGCAGCGTGGAGCGCCTCGAGGGCCTTCTGCAGCTCCTCTGAGTTGGCCGCCGAGAGGACCTTGCCCTCCCGCAGCTGGCGGAAGAGTGCGGAGCGTCGCAGGAGAATCACCATCGGGATGCCAGACGGATCCTCGGTTCGGCCCGTGACCCGCTGCCGCATCGACACCGTCCCGCCAGTGGTCGGGTTGGCCCCGTAGTTGACGAGGGACACGTCGCCCTTGTCCAGGCTGACCTCGTTGATCCACCGCCGGTCGTACTCGTCGTTCCACTCCTGGCGCATCACCCGGAAGGCGAACGACATCTCGTCCAGGTCGCCACGGTCGACGGCCGAGCGCATCGCCTGGACGTACATGTTGGTCGGATCGAGCAGGGCCTCAGAGTGCAGCCCGGTGATCCCGTAGATGGGACTCTTCGTGCCGTCGGTCTCTTCGGAGAGCTTCAGGGTCCCCGGCTTGGTCCGGGCCAGCGTCATGCCCTGGTGGTTGAGCAGGAACGCCACGTCCGCCCCTTCAGACAGGGTCTTGCCGAACGCCCCGGAGCTGACCGACTCGACCCAGGGGCCGAGCCAATCCTCCATCTCGTACTCGGTGTCGGTGGTCGAGGCGAAGCCGGTGAAGCGAAGGTTCGTCCCGCCGGTGCCATTCGGGACCTCCCGCAGCTCGAACTTGGGGCCCGTGGACACCCGGGACTCCGGAACGCCACGCAGCTCGCCACGGATTGCCGTGGCCGGCGGTCGATGGCTCAGCTCGTCGGCGTTGTTCTCGCCTGTGCCCGTACCGCCGCACTGTGGGCATTCGACATCCGAGTCATTGAGGCTGACCGTCCCCTCACCGTTGCAACGGCTGCAGTCGTTGTCGGATGCGGCACGGGTCTCGTCCGGCGGCGTGGCAGATTCGAGTTCGGGCACGTCTTCCTCCTTCACGCCGGCATCCTTCAGGTGAGCGGCGAGGTGCTTCCAGACGCCCTCTCGGTCGGCGTCAGGAATCGTGGTTCCGGTCCGGGCCCCGTTGAGGATCCCGATGCCGGTTGAGCAGGCGAGCGTCGAGGCGGATCCGGGCAGGCCGGCGTCGGAAACGAAGTGGTGGATGAACTTCCACGCCGACTTCGTGGTGGGGTCGGCATCGTCGCTGTCGTCGACCCAGGCGAACGTGTCGTCGCCCGCCGTGGTGGTCAGCGGAGTCTCGAGCTTCTTCTCCTGGGCCGGGCCATCCCACGTGCCATCGTCGGTCGCTGTGTGGTGAACGGGGGTGGCGGGCATCGTGACCTCAGTTCGCCTTGTCCCCGCCCTGGCCGACAGCAGCCGGCATAGGCGACGAGTTGAGTGGCTGGCTGTACGACGGATCGTCCGGGGCGACGGGCGGCAGATGTTCGGCCGCTCGGATCTCAGCGTTGTTCATGGCCCCGATCACCCGGGCGACCTGGTAGGCGGCCCACCGCTGCAGCGTGTCGCCACGGAGACGCTCGGACAGGTCGAAGGTGACGAACTGGCCAGGCGGCAGCCAGCTGGTCAGCAGGTCCTCCCAGCGGCACAGCCAGATCAGCAGCGTGTTCCGGACGTAGCCGAGCTCCTGCTGCTCGATGCCGGCACCCCACGACGTGTCCTTGGTGACCATGCCGATCATGTGGGGCGGGACCCGGTAGATCATCCCGGAGATAGCCGAGGCGCTGAACTGCATCTGTTCGATGAACTGGGCGTCCGCCATGTTCATCGTGATGGGCTGGAACGTGGCCCCACCGGTGAGGACAAGAGGAAGGTGCGACTTGTTGATCCCCTGGTTCGACTCGAGGAGGGCCTGCTTCATGGCCTTGGTCTCTTCGGGGTCCAGGTCGCCCGGGACGTTGACCACGCCGTCGGGGCGGGCCGAGTTGGCGAAGAATGCTCCGGAGTAGAGGTCCTGCGCCCGGGCCACTCCGAGCATGTTCCGCATGTACTCGATCGGGTTGAGCCCGATCAGACCCTCTGGAAGCGACAGGGCCATGGCCCGGCTCACCTCGTCGGGCGGGACCGGCTGGTTCCAGTAGCGGACCTCGATCGAGCCATCGC